AGGGTCAGCAGGAGAACCCCAAGCGAAAGGAGATACGAAAATACATGGAAAATCAGAGAGTGCTCGGCGTGCCGTTAAAGCAGCGCGTACCGATGAAGCAGCGCGGGCTGACACAGGAACAGCGCGAGCATATACAGACCGAGTTCGAGCGCGGCACAAGGGTCGCGGAGATAGCGGCGAAATTCAGCCGCGATGTCAGCTACATATACAAGCTCCGCCGCGAGTGGCGCGCAGAGCAGACGAAAACACAAGAGGATAAGAACATGAATACCGAAAGCACAACAAAAACGCCCGCCCCTGCGGCAACAGAGACGAGCGCAAACGATAACACAGAAGCCGTTATCACTAACGATAATGATACCACAAACTGCCGCGCTTGTCAAGTCGGCGGTCTGAGCATGAGTACGGGCGGGGGAAAGTCGGCAATGTACGCAAAATGCTGCGAGGAGATAGCCGAGATAGTGCTAAGGCTGTATAAGAAAATGAGCGAGGAAGATCAGGACACATTCTTACTCGGCGAGATCTACGGCAGAGCTATGACGGCGCAGGAAGAGGAGGAAGAGTAATGAAAAGAATGACTATCAAAGCGCGGTTCGATAAGATGGTCGAGATATACCGCGATATGGAAATGCTCGAGAAGATGAGCGAGGGCACGAGCGGCGGGCTTTACCGCAGGGACGGCTACTACATAGACGGCCGCACGAAAGTGTACCCGAACGGCGACATAAGCAAGATACTGGGCGGCGTGCAGATATTCGCGAACTACATCGACATGGCGCAGGCCGCAAAAGAGCTGGGCGTAAAGCTCGAAAGAGTCGGCGATGGGCGCGAGGTCTACTTCGTATACAAGGGCGTGGCGTTCACGTCCGTGTCGCTGTAAGGAGGGTCGGATATGACAGACGAAAGACAGCAGATAGTTGACATTACGGCGGTACAGCAAGAGCCCGCCGCCGTCGCGGTGCAGGAACATAACGTGATAGAAAACTACCGTGATTACTACAAGCTCGCGCAGACGATTTGCACCGCCGCGATTATCCCACAGGCGTACCAGAACAAGCCCGCAGACGTGGCGATAGCGATAGACATGGCAGACCGCATGGGCGTTTCGCCGATGATGGTGATGCAATCGATGTTCGTCGTAAAGGGCAAGCCGAGCTGGAGCGGACAGGCGTGCTTATCGTTCATACGCAAAAGATACAGCAACGTAAAGGTGCTCTACACCGGCGAAAGGGGCACGGAGAGCCGCGGCTGTTACGTCAAGGCGACCGACGCAGACGGCGACCTGCTGGAGGGCACGGTGGTAACTATGGCGATGGCAAAGGCTGAGGGCTGGCTCGCCAACAGCAAATGGCGCACCATGCCCGAGCAAATGCTCGCGTACCGCGCGGCGGCGTTCTTTGCACGAGTGCACTGCCCCGACCTGCTGATGGGCGTACAGGTAGATGGCGAGCCGGAGGACAGCCGCCCGCACAGAAAAGAAGCGGAGGACGTATTATGATGGATATTACTAAGGATAACTACTATTCGCAGGCGGCGGCTCTTGAGTACATGAGCTGTTCGCAGTACAAGGCTTTCTGCGCGTGCGAAGAGCAAGCGCTTGCGGAGATAGCAGGCGACTGGTCGCGCGAAAGCTCGACGGCCCTGCTGACAGGCTCGTACATCGACGCATATTTCGAGGGCACGCTCGAGGAGTTCAGGGCGGCTCACCCTGAGATATTCAAGCGCGGCGGCGAGCTGAAAGCCGACTATGCGCAGGCTGAGAACATCATCAAAAGGCTGGAGCGCGACCCGAAATTTATGCGGTATATGTCGGGCGAAAAGCAGGTGATAATGACGGGCGAGATAGGCGGCGTGCCGTACAAGATAAAGATGGACAGCTACCACGAGGGCAAGGCAATAGCAGATCTCAAGATAATGCGCGACTTCGCCCCGATATTGAACGAGCGGGCGCGCAGGCGGCAGAGCTTCGTGCGGTACTGGGGCTACGACACGCAGGGCGCGATATATCAGGAGATAGTGCGGCAGAACACGGGCGAGCGCCTGCCTTTCTACATCGCGGCGGCTACTAAGGAGCGGTACACCGACTACGATATTTTCGGCGTGCCGCAGGAGTGGCTGGACGAGCGGCTGGAAGAGGTGCGCAGGCTGAGCCCGCATTTTGCCGAGCTGAAGCGCGGCGAGGGCGAGCCGAAACACTGCGGGCGGTGCGGCTGGTGCAGGGAAACCAAGACGATAACGTACATAAAGGACGCGCGGGAACTGGAGGACTTTTATGCAGATAATGACTAAAGACGGCACGGTGCTGGTGGCGGGTATGCTCCCGCGCGACGCCGAGTACAAGACGGTGGGCGACAAGCAGTCGAGCCTTGCGACATTCAGTATCAAGGTCGGCGAGCGGCCGCCTGCGGTACAGGGCGAGCGCGGCGAGGCCGTGTGGGCTAACTGCGAGTGCTGGCACGCGGTGGCAAGGGCTGCGGCGGCGCTGATAAAGCACGACGTGGTGATGGCATTCGGCAAAGTCAAGACTGACAGATATACAAACAGCAGCGGCGAGGAAAAGGTGCGCAAGGTGCTGGTCTGCGAGGGCTTTTTCGTAATGCCGCCCGCAGTTTTGCCGCAGGCGCAGGCTCAGCCCGCAGCCCTGCCGCCCGAGATAGCCGAAGCCGCCGAGATGTTCACGGACGACGGCGTGCCGTTTTGACGATATGAGGAGGGAGATATTTGACCGATGAGATCCAGACAGAAAATGTGCAGGAGCAGACCGAACAGTCCGAGCACACCGAGCAGGCGGCGGAAGCCGAGATAGTGCCCGAATACACGCTTGACGATTTCGTATCGGGCGAGCGCCCGTATGAGGACGTTTACGCTCAGCGCACCAACCCTTTTGCGCACGAGCGGGCGAAGTATCAGATGGAACAGCGGGCGCAGAAGGTCGGCTTTAAGAATTTCAAGGCGTTCTACAAACAGTACTGCGAGAGCCGCGAGAGGGTCGCGAAAAACGACCTGCAATACATCACAAACCCGACTGAATTTTCGGGGCAGCCGCTGCAATTAGAGGGCGGCAAGTGGAAGTGCACCGACGGCGGAGTAGTCGGCTTCGACGGCAGCGGCGAGTGCATAGCCTGCCACCACCCGATAATGCCGATAGAGGTGCTGGAAAACATCGACACGGGCGAGGAAAAACTGCGCATAGCCTACCGCAAGCGCGGCGTGTGGCGCGAGATAGTCGTAAGCAAGACGGTGCTTTTCAACAGCCGCAAGATAACCGACCTAGCGGCTTCGGGCATAGACGTTACGAGCGAGAGCGCAAAGCTCTTGGTGGCGTATTTGCAGGACATGGAGAACCTAAACCTGCGCGAACTGCCGCTGAGAAAGTCGGTAGGGCGCATGGGCTACGTCAGCGGCGGTTTCGCGCCGTATGTAGATGGGCTGGTGTTTGACGGCGAGGCGGCATACGCGCCGATATACAAGGCGATACGCGCTCACGGCGACTACGAGAAATGGCTCAGCTGCGTGAAGAAACTGCGCGGGGAAAGCGTTATCGCGAAGATAGTGATAGCCGCAAGCTTCGCGAGCGTGCTCGTGCAGCCGCTCGGCGCGCTGCCGTTTTTCGTGCACCTATGGGGCGTAGACAGCGGCACGGGCAAGACGGTAGGGCTGATGGCGGCGGCGAGCGTATGGGGCAGTCCCGCGCTCGGCGAATACATACAGACGTTCAATTCCACGCAGGTGAGCAACGAGCGAACGGCGGCTTTTCTCAACAGCCTGCCGCTCATGATGGACGAGCTCCAGCTCAGCAAGGACAGCCGCGGGCGCAGCAATTTCAGCGTTTACCAGCTCGCGCAGGGCGTGGGCCGCGGGCGCGGCAACAAGTACGGCGGTATCGACAGCACCCCGACTTGGGGCAACACGATAATCACTACGGGCGAGAGCCCACTGGTAGGCGGCGCGGCGGGCGCAGGCGCTGTGAACCGCGTTATCGACATCGAGTGCAGGGCGGACACTAAGGTCGTTACGGACGGCATAAGCGCTTCGGCGACCCTTAAACAAAACTACGGCTTCGCGGGGCAGTACTTCGTCGCGCGAGTGCAAAAGCCGCAGGTGCTCGAGCAGGCGCGTGAGATATTCAACGACTATTTCGCCGAGCTTTGCAAATCTGACACGACGGAGAAGCAGGCGATGGCGGCGGCTATGATACTCACCGCCGACCTGCTCGCGGAAGCGGAGATATTCGGCGGCGAAAGCCCACTGCGTGCGGCTGACATAGCGCCTTTCCTAGCCCGCAAGTCGGAGGTATCGGCGGGCGAGCGCGGGTACAAATTCCTCTGCGACTGGGTGGTGATAAACTCGAAGCGTTTCGCGATGAGCGAGGAAAACGGCGGCGAAGTCTACGGCGTTATCGAGAACGGCGTGGCGTTTATAATCAGGGCAAAGTTTACAGCTGCCTGCGAGCAGCAGGGATACGACCCCAGAAGCACGCTAAGTTGGCTTAAAGTCAACCATAAAATATTAACACGCGGCAAGCATTTAACGCGCGGGCGGCGCATAAACGGTTTAAACGTTGAGTGTATCGCAATGCCCATGCCCGACGCAGAGGCGGAAGCAACGCAAGCAGGCAATGTCGAGCCGTTCTGACCGCCTAAGTGTGCCACGCGTGGCATTTGTGGAACTGTTTTGCGGCATTTTGTGGCACTTTACTTATTTCGCAAAGTCTTGATTTTGCAGGGTTTTAAAAACTTGTGGCACTGTGGCACTTTTTGCGCACATATACACGCATACTTTTTATGATACTTTTTATCTGACTGATTAAATATAAAAAATATTTTTTTCAGCGAAAAACACGCAAAAAAAGTGCCACAGTGCCACACACCCTCACAAACCCTTGATTTTACTAGGCTTTTGGGGCGTGGAACACATCAAAAAATCAGTGCCACAAAGTGCCACAGTGCCACACGCTAATTTTTAGAAATGAAAGGGGAATTTAAAAATATGAACATCACTTTGCGTGACTATCAGCAAGAATGTATTGACACGATAGCAGCGCATGACAGCGGGCGCTATCTGATACAGATGGCGACAGGACTAGGCAAAACGGTAACGTTTGCCAGCTTGCCCCGAAAAGGACGCATGATGATACTATCACACCGCGAAGAGCTTGTCAAGCAGCCGCTGAAATATTTCGAGTGCTCCGCCGCCGCTGAGATGGCAGCCGTTCACTCGCACGGCGAAGAGGTGGTGTCGGCGAGCGTGCAGAGCATGGCGCACAGGCTGGATGATTTTTCGCCCGATGATTTCGACATCATCATAGTTGACGAGGCGCACCACGCCGCCGCAGCCAGTTACAAGCGGGTCATAGGGCACTTTCGTCCGCGCCTGCTTCTCGGCTTCACGGCAACGCCCAACCGCGCCGACAGCGCAAGGCTCTCAGACGTTTTCGACGAGATAATATTTCAGCGCGACTTGCGGTGGGGCATACGCCACGGCTACCTCTGCGACATCTGCTGCAAGCGGGTGGACATAGGCTACGACCTTTCGGCGGTGCGCACGCGCATGGGCGACTACGCTCCCGGTGAGCTGGAAAAGGCTATGGACGGCACGGCGGACGCCATAGCGCAGGCTTACCGCGAGCACGCTAAGGGCGCTACGCTGATATTCGCCGTATCGGTCGAGCAGTGCCGCGAGATAGCGCGGCGCATTGAAGGCGCGGAGGTAGTAACGGGTGCGACTAAGGACAGGGCGGACATCATACGCCGCTTCACTGCGCGCGAGATACCCTGCTTGGTCAACTGCATGGTGTTCACCGAGGGCACTGACATACCGCTCGTTGAAACGGTGATAATAGCCCGCCCGACCCGCTCAGACAGCTTGTACACGCAGATGGTGGGCAGGGGTCTGCGGCTGCACCCCGAAAAGGATATGCTGACGCTCATCGACTGCGTGGGCGTTACCGGAAAGGCGAGCCTTATGACCGCGCCGAGCCTGCTTGGTATCGACATATCAGACCTGCCGAAGCGCGCGCAGGACAAGCTGGAGGGTATGCTCTTCGACCTGCCCGCAAAGGCGGAGGCGCTCTCAGACACGCCCGAAAGCTGGATAAAGAACGTCAAGATAGTAGACCTCTGGGCGCGCGAGCAGAAGTATCAGACGCACAATGTCAACTGGTTCCGCCTGCCGACGGGCGAGCTGAAATGTTCGCTGAAACAAGGCAAGAGCCTGCGCATACCCGCCCCCGACGAGCTGGGGTGTGTGGAGTACGGCGGCAGGCGAGTACCCATGCAGCAGGCGCTTGACGAAGCGTATATGCTGCTCTGCCAGCACGAGCGCGACCAGCGGTACATATGGGACTTGACCGCCTGCAAGCGCTGGGGAAAATCCCCCGCCACCGAGAAGCAGAAAGAGATGATAAAGCGGCGCGGCAAGAGGGCGCTCGCGAAATCTGACATAGACATCGACAGTCTGACGAAGTTTGAAGCAAGCCAGATATTAAACAGGATAATGGGAGGGTGAGATATGCAGGAAGAAGCGAGAATACAGATGGCGGTGCTGCGCTGGACACAGCAGGCGGCGGTGCGGCGCGCGTACCCTTGCTTGAAGCTGATGTACCATGTGCCGAACGAGCGCAAGTGCACGCCGCAGCAGGGGCGCATGATGAAGCTGCTGGGGGTGAAGTCGGGCGTGCCCGACCTATGCCTGCCGGTAGCGTGCGGCGGGTATCATTCGCTGTACATCGAGATGAAAACGCCGAAAGGTCGGGTGAGCGCCGAGCAGGAATGGTGGGCGGCAGAGCTTAGGGCGCAGGGGCACAAGGTGTGCGTATGCCGTTCGCTTGATGAAGCCGTGAGGGCGCTGACGGAGTATCTGGGAGGTGCGGAGAATGGCTGAAATGCTGACAAAAGCGGAGATGACAGAGCGTGCGGATATGCTGAATACCGCCGCCGCGCGAAGCCCCGAAATGCCCGACGGCCTTACCCAACCCGAGCAGATGTACTTCGCGGTAATGCGTGCGCTGTACGGCGACTATCGGCGGGGCGTTATCACCCGCGAGCAGGCGAGAGCCGAGAAAGCGAAAGCGGCGGAAGCGTACATCGACGCGGCGTATGCCCACCGCCTTTACCAGCACCAAGCGGAGCTGGAGCGGGTGTTCCACCGCGAGTTCCACAAAGACGGCTGCGGGTGCGCAAAAGCGGGAGAATGCAGACTGTACCGCATCATCTGCGGGCTGGAGGGGGTGAGCTGATGCTGCCAGCAATACTGATAACAACGACCATCTCGGCGATAGCGGCGGTGATGTGGGCGTTATGTGCGGCGAATACTGACGGAGATTTTGAGGAATTTGAGGAGGACGAGGAATAATGGCAAGATATATTGACGCAGAAAAATTAAAGTGTTCTATTGATTCGGAAACAGACAGCATATTTGATCGGGATATGACCATAGAGGAACTTTATTATAACCTGTGCAAACTGATTGATGATGAACCTACCGTAGATGCGCAGGAGGTAAAGCACGGAGAATGGAAGCCTATATTTATGACCGTAGCTTACGAATACGCAGGGAAAACTTTTGATTTGAGAGGTATAGAATGTTCAGAATGTGGAGAAGAAATGATTTATGAATTAAAGGAATCATTTCAGCCTAAACCTAACTATTGTCCTAACTGCGGAGCTAGAATGGACGGTGAAGGAAAATGAAACGTTCAGAACTTGAAAAGTATCTCGGCAAGACCGTCGAACTAACGATCTTCGGCAAAACGCTGAGGGGTATTCTGCACAAGACGGGCGAGGAGCAGTTCAAGAACAACTGCAATCTCTATCTGCCGAAGAAGTATTACTTCGTGGTAGATGATTGCGGAATACTCTGCGGCAACTGCATATTCAGGTGCTCTCACGTTGGCAAATTGCGGCTGATAGGCGGTGACGGCAAATGACCAAGACCGACCTGCAAAACTACCGCGCGGACAAGCGCAGGCTCGACCGAATAAGCGCACAGCTCACGGCACTGGAAACGCGCGTATGTGTCCAGTCCGCCGCCGACCCGCCATTCAGCAAGCATTGCGTGACCCTCAGCGGCTTGCCGCCGAGCGACGAGGTAACTGCTCTCCACCGCGAGAAAGCCGACTTAGAACGCCGTACAGCCGCCGTCCGAGCGTACATATCCGCCATACCCGACCCGCAGACCCGAGAGATGTTCGAGCTGCGTTTCGTGCAGGGCAAGAAGTACCATCAGATAGCGCGACTGCTCGGCGGAATGTCAGAGGA